AGTACCAGAAAAGGTATCTAGGTTCTCTGCAATCAAGTCAGTAGATGCACCACGCTCTGCGTTCTGCGTAGCACTAGTAGTGTCCTGTGTTGAGGATTTTGTAGCAAATTCTACAGTACTTGTGCTTGCACCCTTGGTAATTGTTAGTTGGTATGTTGAAGAATAGTCAGCCTGTCTTACATATACTAGGGCTTCAGGGGTGCGTGTAGGGCTAGTTGTAGTACCCTTGGCTACCACTGTATTCTTATTAACAATGAAGGTTACATCAGCAATAGAGACAGCAGCTAGCTCTAGGCTAGGGTTAGTCAATCCGTTTAAATAACTAGATGCGTTATTTGTAACAGTCTTAGTCACACCATTCTTGTCAAACACCCTGATAGTACCAGCAGTATCCACTACCATAGAATGAAACTCATTCTCATCTCTACGAATAGTATGGATAAACGCTTTATCTAGGTTAGTAATAGTACCTAGATCAGCGACATGCTCAGAGCTAGGCCGCTTAGACAGTCCTGTTACCACACTAGATAGTGCGTTCTCTTGTAGTTCTGCCTGTGTAGCCAGCCGTAGTGATGGTGGCTGTTGTGATACACCGTTAATAAGGTTAGGGATAGCTTGACTGATGAGTGCCATTAGATTGTTCTCCGTCCCTGTCTATCAATAATACTAAAGGTGTCATAGTTGTCAAAGATGTTATGGTCATCAGCAGACTTATCAAAGTCTTTAAGTTGAATTAAGGCTTCTGCCTCATCTCTTTCTTGGAAACCATGTAGGGTTCCAGAACCTACGACACGATCTTGGAAGACGCGTGTAGCACGTAGCACCATGTAACGCTTTGCTGGCTCTGGTACGTCATCAAACAACAACTGTACTACTACATCAAGATTAGCTGGTGCGCCTACTACAAAGGTATGGTTAGCTCTGTCGTACATTTTTAAGCCACGCTGTACAAGGTTAGGCGCATCTGCCTTTAGCGTAGCGTCTGCTCTAAGAATATCAGTAGGTAGAATGATCTGACCTAGTGTGTCCTGAGCAAAGCTTTTATTTAAATCTGTGTTGAAGTGCCAGCCCATAGACTGTACTTCTCTATCTATTGTGTTTAAAATACTCTCAGCAATCTCTGCCTCAATCAAGCCAGAGGAAAGACTGTTTACTGGTGCCTCGCCTATGGCAGAAAGCATGACATTGACTGCTTCTAGTTTAGTTGTTCCAGCCATAATAGCTCCTTACCATTTAACTTTGTTAGCCCAGTATGCTGCGCTTGTCTCGCCCTTTTTAATATTCTTAGCATGTCTAGCTTTAAAGGACTTCTGGCGTGGTGTTGACTGCCTGTCACCTGTCACACCCTGTTGTCCAAATCTAATAACTTTGGGTTTGTCTTTAGTACCTATTAACACTGCATGAGACTTAGAGGCATTAGGCGTTCTTTTAGGTATACGCAAACCCTTAAAGGTTTCTCCTGCGTGTTCAAAAGCCATACTATTTCTTCTTCTTATACTTTAGGGTTGCACCAGTCTTCTTAGCCGCAGCCTTAGCCTGTGCCATACCCTTTTTAGTATACTTGTACTCTTTACCTGCTACGTTTGGCATATCATTCTCCAAAGTAAAAAAGGGAGTAGCCGTTAAGCTACCCCCAGTTTATTTAAGCGTCTGCGTCAAGCAGTGCAATACATGATGCAGGACGTAGGACGTTATGCCCCATTGC